CCTACTGTTAGTGTCGCACCTGAAGCGTCCAGATGGTAAGTCTTTAGAGGATGGTGCGGTTACAAGTCTCGGTATGCTTCGAGGCAGTGCAGCTATCGCACAGCTATCGGATGCAGTGATAGGCGCAGAGCGTAACAGCCAAGCAGAGGACGCAGAGGTACGCAACACGACCAAGCTGCGCGTACTGAAGAACCGTTTCAGTGGTAAGACCGGGCCAGCAGGTGAGCTAGTCTATAACGAAGATACAGGACGTTTAACCGAACAGGAGAATGCACTGTGAAAAACAAAGACTCTATCTCACTTACACTAACAACAAACGGAGGCTTTGTACTATACGTGCCAACAGGTAGTTATTGTGGAACATACAGCCACACGACTACTGAAAGTTTGTTTGAAATGCTGATTAGTGTTTTAAACGAACATCCTAGTATAAGAAAAATCATTGAGTTTAGCCTTACTTATAAAGGGGAAGACGATGCGATGTAAAGCCTGCAACGTAGAGCTGTCAGATTACGAGTCAACGCTGCGCTGTGCCAATACAGATGAGTTCATCGACTTGTGTATGTCATGCTTGACAGCAGGCGGTGATGTGAATTACAGTGATCGTGAAGATCTTAGAACGCTCGCTGATTTGCCAGAGCTTAATAGTTTGTTCGATGACTTTGAGGAGTACTACGATGAGTAACATAATAGAGCTAACGCCAACCGAAGAACAAAAGGAACAGGCGATTAAGGAAGCAAAACAAATGGGCGCTATAAGGAACAGTATTAGGAAAGGGGGCGGTAATGCTGTAGGTTTCTTAGCTGAAATCATGCTAGCAGAATATTTAGGCGCTGAGCGTACGCCTTGTAAGGACTTTGACATAACACACAACGGTCTACACATAGACATTAAAACAAAAGAGACTAAAGTACCTCCGCTAACTTACTACGACAACAGCATAGCCAAGACTTCACTGCACCAGAAATGTGACGGTTACATTTTCTGTCGTTACATTAAGAAGGGGAACCTTTACGTTTTAGGATACAAGACAAAAGAAGAATACTTCAAAGAAGCTAGGGAGCTACGCAAGGGAGAAAAGGACGGAGATAACGGATTTATAGTTAGGTCTGATTGCTATAACTTACGCATAGATCAACTAGACAGGATTCCGACATGAGTAACATGAGTCGCTGGATAATTAAACAGGAAGAAGACAATGACATACGCCGTGCTGGATATAGAAACGACACTGGACTGGAAGAGGATACACCTAGCAGGAGTGTATCTGCCAGACTCTGGGAAGAGTATTGCGTGTTACAGCGTTACACAACTACAGGAAGCCTTGACTGGTGTATCAACGGTTATAGGTCACAACCTGATTGGCTTCGATCTGCCTAGGCTTGAAGAGGTCTGGGGCTTTACGTGGACGGGCGACATCAAGGATACGCTAGTGCTTGGTCGTTTGCTTGATCCGTCCATCGATGGTGGTCATTCACTGAAGCAGTGGGCTATGCGCACCGGCGAAGAACTCAAGCAAGAGTTTTCAGTCGAGGCGTTTGACGGCCCTCTAACAGATGAGATGGTTGAGTACTGCCTGACAGACTGCCGCGCAACATGGCACGTTTATCGGCACATAGTACAGCGCCTCAAGAAGCTAGACTTCAGTGAGCATTGTCAGCAGCTAGAGCATGACGTAGCTGTTATCATCGCAGGGCAGGTCAGCAACGGCTTTGCGTTTGACTTTGACATGGCGTGTACGTTACATGCTGAACACGAACAGCGAATGAACGCTATCGAATCTGAACTGCAAGAAGTATTCCCGCCCATCGTTGAAGAGCGTTGGTCTGAGAAGACAGGCAAGCAGTTAAAGGATAAGGTAACAGTGTTCAACCCCGGTTCGCGCCAGCAGGTAGCAGAGCGTTTAGTTTCTAAGGGTGCTGTATGGACTGAGCTAACACCGGCAGGTAAACTAAAGGTTGATGAAAGCACACTCAAGCCACTGCAACACATACCAGAAGCTGCGCTGGTGCTAGAGTATTTAACAATCAGCAAGCGTATCGGTATGCTAAAGTCGTGGATTGATTCCGTTGAGGGCAAACGCATACACGGTTACGTCAATACGTGCGGCGCTGTTACTGGTCGTATGACACATAGCAAACCAAACATGGCACAGATACCATCTGAGTCTAAGTATCGTGAATGTTTCACAGTCGAGGAGGGTAACGTGCTAGTGGGTGCTGACGCTTCAGGTCTGGAGCTACGCTGCCTTGCGCACTACATGAAAGATGAAGAATACATCAAAGAATTACTTGAAGGAGATGTACACACAGCAACACAACAGGCTGCTGGACTTACAACAAGAGCTGATGCTAAACGTTTTACCTATGCTCTACTGTATGGAGCAGGAAACGCAAAGCTTGGATCTATCCTCGGAGGAACTGCTAAGAATGGCAAGCGAGCTAGAGATAGTTACCTACGAAACATGCCAGCTTTTGGGAGGCTGGTCAGAAAGATTGAGTCTCTTGCTTCAGCAGGCCGCATACCCGGAGTTGATGGTAGACAAGTATGGATCAGACATCAACATGCTGCACTGAATACGTTGCTGCAATCCTGCGGTGCTATCATTATGAAACAGGCGTTAGTCATAGCCAACGACAGATTACGGAACGTGCCGCACAAGTTTGTTGCGAACGTCCATGACGAGTTTCAGGTTGAGACTGCGCCAGAACATGCAGAACTAGTAGGGAGGGAGCTAGTAAACGCAATCATCGAAGCAGGTGAAGTACTTAATCTTCGCTGTCCGCTGGACGGTGAATATAAAATTGGTAAAACTTGGGCGGAAACGCATTGAGTATTATCAAAATCCGTGGTATAATATTATGGTAGTAAACAAAAGGAGAAAGTCATGACTGATAAACCACAACCAATCACAATCAAAGGAACTCTTTACTGGGTTGAACGCCACAAGCTGAACAAGTTTAGCAACAAGTATCAGATTGTACTGGGCAACCTCAGTGACAAGGCCGTTGAAGCGTTGGATAACATGGGCATTGCTGCTGCTAACAAAGGCGATGAGAAGGATTCATTCATCACCATGAAGAGCAACAACCCAATGCGTGTTACAGACGCTGACGGCAACGAGTTCGACTCAGACGTTATGATCGCCAACGGCAGTGAAGCTGTCTGTGTTGTCGGTTACTACGACTGGTCTGTTGGTACAGGTCGCAGCCCTAGCATGATCAAGTGCAAGGTAACAAAGCTGATCGAATACGTTGACGACACCGTTGATGAGGACGCTGCCCTGTGATCTTAATTGATGGGGACATCGTAGCATACCGCTGCGCTTACAAGTCTAGAGATGATCGTGCAGAATACGCAGCATACAGTGCAGGCTCATACCTGTCCGATCTTATCAGCGACTTGTATATCCTCATCGAAGACGAGCCTGAGTACCGTGTATTCCTCACGGGAAAGGGCAACTTTCGACACGACTACGCAGTCACTGCTGGCTACAAGGAAAACAGAAAGGACAAGGAGAAACCCGAACACCTTGCTGTTATCCGCCAGTACCTGATCGATGAATGGGAAGCTGTTGTTAGTGAGGGGGAAGAGGCAGACGACTTGATAGCCATTGCCGCCACCCAACAGCCAAGCATAATCGTCAGCATCGACAAGGACTTCGATCAAGTTCCGGGCAAACACTTCAACCCTAACACCGGAAAGCTATACGATGTTAGCGAAGAGGATGCTGTCAAGTTCCTGTACGAACAAATCCTTACGGGCGACCGCGCAGATAACATCATGGGCATCAAGGGCGTTGGCCCGGTCAAGGCTAAGAAAGCGTTAGCAGACTGTGTTACAGAACGTCAGATGTATGATGTGTGTGTTGAAATGTACGGCGATGAAGAGCGTGTTATTGAAAACGGTAGGCTGCTGTACCTGCGCCGCAAAGAGGGAGAGATCTGGAATGCGCCGAACGCTGAGTAACGTACCAAAGGGCTACGACTCGTGGCTTGAGTGGGATCTGGCACAAGTGCTGGTCAACTGTGACTATCACCCCTGTGCCATTTCTTACGTCCAATATAAAAACTATTACCCTGACTTCACATACAAGCAAGGTGATATAACGTATTACATAGAAGCCAAGGGGAGGTTCCGTGACAAACCAGAGGCGCGTAAGTATGTCGATGTCAAGAAAGCTCTCAAGTCAGAGGAGGAGTTGGTATTCGTCTTCCAAAACCCAGACAACAGAATGCCAGATGCAAAGCGCAGGAAAGACGGCAGCTTCTACTGCATGTCAGACTGGGCAGAGCGACACGACTTCAAGTGGTACACCCCTAAAACCATGCCAGAGGAGTGGAGACAATGAATAAAGTTTTTATTGCACTAGATGAAAACAAAGTGATGTCGATGGAAACAGTAGACGCTTTGGACGTTGTTTACGACTGCATTGGTGAGCTACATTCAGAAGCTGAAGATAGATTTTATGAAACAAAACACTGCTGTCACAACGCATACGCTGAAGGTTTAGGA